GCTCCAGTACCACCTGTACCACCTGAACTTCCAATTGACCCTGTGCTTCCAATGCCGCCAGTACCGCCTGTAGCTCCAGTGCCGCCTGTAGCTCCAGTGCCGCCTGTGGCTCCAGTACCGCCTGTACTGCCTGTTGAGCCTCTGCTTCCAATTGACCCTGTGCTTCCGATACCGCCTGTACCGCCTGTAGCTCCAGTACCACCTGTACCACCTGAACTTCCAATTGACCCTGTGCTTCCAATGCCGCCAGTACCGCCTGTAGCTCCAGTGCCGCCTGTAGCTCCAGTGCCGCCTGTGGCTCCAGTACCGCCTGTACCGCCTGTTGAACCTGTGCTTCCAATTGACCCTGTGCTTCCGATACCGCCTGTACCGCCTGTAGCTCCAGTACCACCTGTACCACCTGAACTTCCAATTGACCCTGTGCTTCCAATACCGCCAGTACCGCCTGTACTGCCTGTTGAGCCTCTGCTTCCCATCGACCCAGTACTTCCGATACCGCCTGTACCGCCTGTTGAACCTGTGCTTCCAATTGACCCTGTGCTTCCAATGCCGCCAGTACCGCCTGTAGCTCCAGTGCCGCCTGTGGCTCCAGTACCGCCTGTACCGCCTGTTGAACCTGTGCTTCCAATTGACCCTGTGCTTCCAATACCGCCAGTACCGCCTGTAGCTCCAGTACCACCTGTACCACCTGAACTTCCAATTGACCCTGTGCTTCCAATACCGCCAGTACCGCCTGTAGCTCCAGTGCCGCCTGTAGCTCCAGTACCACCTGTACCGCCTGAACTTCCAATTGACCCTGTGCTTCCAATTGACCCTGTGCTTCCAATACCGCCAGTACCGCCTGTAGCTCCAGTACCACCTGTACCACCTGAACTTCCAATTGACCCTGTGCTTCCAATACCGCCAGTACCGCCTGTACTGCCTGTTGAGCCTCTACTTCCCATCGACCCAGTACTTCCGATACCGCCTGTACCGCCTGTTGAACCTGTGCTTCCAATTGACCCTGTGCTTCCAATACCGCCAGTACCGCCTGTAGCTCCAGTGCCACCTGTACCGCCTGAACTTCCAATTGACCCTGTGCTTCCAATGCCGCCAGTACCGCCTGTAGCTCCAGTGCCGCCTGTAGCTCCAGTACCGCCAGTACCGCCTGAACTGCCAATTGACCCTGTGCTTCCAATTGACCCTGTGCTTCCAATACCGCCAGTTCCGCCTGCTGACCCACTGCTTCCAGATGTTCCAGATGAACCTGAAGTACCAGACGAACCACTAGTTCCAGAAGAACCGCTAGTACCAGAACTGCCTGAAGTTCCAGAAGAACCGCTTGTTCCACTGCTACCTGAAGTTCCACTACTTCCTGAAGTTCCAGAAGAGCCACTAGTTCCAGATGATCCCGAAGTACCAGACGAACCACTCGTTCCAGATGAACCTGAACTGCCAATTGACCCTGTGCTTCCAATACCGCCAGTACCGCCTGTAGCTCCAGTACCACCTGTAGCTCCAGTGCCGCCAGTACCTCCCGTAGCTCCAGTACCGCCAGTACCTCCTGAACTGCCAATTGACCCTGTGCTTCCAATTGACCCTGTGCTTCCAATACCGCCAGTTCCGCCTGTTGACCCACTGCTTCCAGATGTTCCAGATGATCCTGAAGTACCAGACGAACCACTCGTTCCAGATGATCCTGAAGTACCAGACGATCCTGAAGCACCAGACGATCCTGAAGTACCAGACGATCCTGAAGTACCAGACGATCCTGAAGTACCAGATGTACCACTCGTTCCAGATGTACCGCTAGTTCCAGATGATCCTGAAGAACCAGACGATCCTGAAGTACCAGAGTCGCCTGTTGATCCAGATGTACCGCTAGTTCCAGACGAACCTGAAGTACCAGACGATCCTGAAGTACCAGATGTACCACTCGTTCCAGATGTACCGCTAGTTCCAGACGATCCTGAAGTGCCAGAGTCGCCTGTTGATCCAGATGTACCGCTAGTTCCAGACGAACCTGAAGTACCAGACGATCCTGAAGTACCAGATGTACCACTCGTTCCAGATGATCCTGAAGTACCAGAGGAGCCTGTTGACCCTGTGCTTCCAATTGATCCTCTGCTTCCAATTGAGCCTACGGTCCCGGTAGAAGGCAACCAATAACCGCCTACTTTAGAATAAACAATTAATGTATCTGATGCTGTGAATTGCGCTCCATCAATTACTTGAGAAAGCAAAGTTTCTTTTTCAGAATCTAATCCATAAAACCTGTCTCCTGCATATCTTGTAATAGCCATATTTTATTCCAGTACCTTTCTAAAACTTCCAGCCGAGCCAGTAGTTCCAGTATTACCACTTATTACACTTCTTTGTTTATTTGGAGAGTTTATTATCAAAGGATTTTCAGATATATACTTATATAAAAATGAATTATAATTTCTATTTATCTGAATCGAAGAAAGTTGAATCTTGTAAAGAGCAATCCTGTATATGCGACCTTCAAAATAATTAACTGTATTATTTGATAATGGATAATTTCCAAAACAAACTTTTGAAACAGAATTATCAACAATAGAAGTTATATTTTTATTATAATTAAGATTATATTTCGCAGCGGTTTTAGGGAAACCAGTTTTAGTTTGATTATTTTCGTCAATGAAAGATAAAATGTTTTTACTGTTAAGCTCAGCGAGTAAAGAAAAATTGCCAAATACTGGAGAGCCTGATCTATATAAATAATAGCCAAAAGCATTTTCTACAATAGGCCAAGATAATTGAATTGATTTTTTTATAGGATCACTCGCTGCAGATATTATATTAGAAGCTTTTGATTCTCCAGCTCCGTCAAAAGAAGATATGCAGTAAAAATTTGTAGCGTTATTTAAAAAACCAACATTTCCAGAGTTAGTTAAATTATTTACATTAGACGATACATTAGAAAAAGACAAAGAAGAAGGAGGTTCTACCACAGACAATATAATTACAGAGACTTCCTCGCCATTTATATAAACCTTTACCTTTTCTCCTTCTTGCAGGTAAGTGTTGACGCAGATACACACGTTATATAAAGTATTTTTTTCTATTACCGCAGCAGTATATCCAGACAAGATATCGCCAGAAGCAGAAGCGAAACTAAAGTAAATTTTTTTGTCTTCTATATATATCAACTGCGGAGCGCCTTGATTTTCTAAAAAGTAATCTAAAAACACAGCACTAGACCTCGCAAAAAGATAAGCCCTTCTGAAAGAAGTCCTTGTCTGAGTAAACCAGAAATCATAAGTTTGTGTTATTTCACTACCTATGGAGAAGGTTTTTTGAGAGTTAAATTTCAAGTTTACGTCTACTAAGCCTCCATCGTTTAAATTTGTTCTGTTGCCAAAAACAATTAAAGCATCAGAATCAAACATCGTATTTATTAAATTAGAATTGTTGCCACGCCCAGTTAGATCTAGAAAGCTCCCGAATGGGCTTCTTGATGAAGAAGTAAATTTTGTTTTATGAGCGATACCTTTGAACATCGGCTTATTCTTTTCAAATTGCATGTTCCTATATAAAATGTAACCTCCATTTAAGTTAGCCCCTACCAATTCGCCTCTTGTAGGGTCAAAGTTAACAGCATATGACAATGATGTTTCGCTAACGGTTCCTACGTTACCAGAAGAGCCAGAACTCCCTGAAGACCCAATATTGCCTACGTTCCCAGAATTGTATCCTCCTAAAATATTTATTTTTCCTCCGAAAAAAGATGTCCCTTCGGTTTTTGAATTGTAAAACAAAACACTCGGAGCATTGAATGGAACATTAAAGACTGCATAACCATCAAAGCCTTTGTTTCCATAATAAGAAAAATTAGTATTATAAGCGTTCGTGCCGCCTCCTACTCCTGCCGTTGTTGACAAATAAAACTCATTATCAACGTTACTGATATTAGACTGAAGGAATACATAAGTTCCGCCCTTGTACAAATTAAGAGTTCTGCCTTGAATATTAGAAACTACAAATCCTTGCGCAGATCCAGACCCAAAAAAAGGATGCTGAGCCGTTTTTGTAGCTACACCCACCTCAAAATAAAAAGCGCTATTACCAAAATTATTAGACACAGCAGGAACAAAAACTTTTTCCGATATACTCTGCCAAGACCCCTTCGAGTTAAAATCGTAAGAACCGCTAATTGTATTAAAATCCTGGCTGTTCGGAGTTAAACTTAAAACAGTAGCTTTCCCAGTTCTCGGATGACCAGTCGAAACAAAAACATCTACAGAAGCGGTATACGTCTCTCCTCTTATTACATTTATATTAAAACCATGTTTATTAGAAGTAGAATCTGTTTGACCAGATACATAATTATATTTATAAATAGAATCAAACTTATTGAATGGCTCAGGAGCGTTGTCAAAAAAATTACCTTGCCCGCCTAAGTTGGCTGAATAGTCTAATTTAAAAAATGCTCTTCCAGTGTTTGCCGGTTTTATTGCAAAGCCTGCGTTTCCAGTTGGTTGAGTGAATAAATTTGTGGTTGGTTCGCCGTCGTAAGATTTACCAAAGAAATCATACAACAAGACGCAAGAGTCTCCGGCAGAATCTAAAGAACCATAGACTTTTTTTATTTCCATATCAATAAGATCCTGTATAAATAATAGAACATATTATACATTCTATATTGTTAGGCTGCATTATTTTTGTTACGAAAGCGTCTCCAGTAACTGTTCCTAATCCGCTAGCAATAAAACTAAAATTATCTATAAATTGAGTAAATAAAATGCCGTGTTGCCCGCCAGGATTACTGTAGTTTCCACTAAATGGAAGAATATCTATCTGCTTAAAACCAATTTTATTATTAAAAGTTTTGGAGCCTTCAACGACTTGATTATTTGAATCTAAATCTACAAAATTACTTCCTGTTAAAGCAAAGTTGTCTTCTAAATTACTTATTCTTGAATTTAAATTTCCGCTTACATTATCAATTTTTGTATTTAATGTGCCGCTAGCTTGATTTATTAAAATATTTAGGCCAGAGACTTCTCCGCTAATTGATCCGCTAACTTCTACCTTGAATCCTGAAAATGAATTTATAGTTGATTGAACATTACCAGAAACTGTGTATACGTCTAAATTCGTAGCGACTAAATCTCCAGAGACAGAATCTATTCTAGAATTTAAAAAAGCCCCAGTAGAAACAACGAAACCGCTTAAACTGGTTTGCGCAGATTGAATTGAAGAAACTAAATTAGAACCTGTATTTGTTAGATTACCACTTAATACAATAAAATCATTCTCAGACGAAAGATCAGAGATGTAACCAGAAGGGTTGCTACTCGGATAATAACTTTGGTCTGTTACATCTAGAACAAAACCAGATAGCTCCGGTTGATCCAGCTGCTTAAGCCTAACTAAATTAGCCATTAAATCAAATTACACTGATTATCTTCCTTCTGATAATATCTTCTGAGCGTCTTTAGATATTTTTTTCTGTTTTCGGCTATCATTCGCTGGAGCTTGATAGGCAGAAACGTGCCTTTGAAATTCTCTTTCTAGTCTAGCCACAAGTATTTCGTGATTGTCTGTTGGTAGCATACCTAGTTTTATAGCGTGAGATTGGATGTCGCTTCTATTTAATGAACGAAGATAAATTTTATACTCATCTAAATTATTGGTTCCGTATTTTTGTAAGCCAGTATCACCCCAGATTTGATCTAAAGTAGTTGGTTTTCCTATTTCTTCTTTTGCGTCTATTTGATTTAGTTGCTGCAGCTTTGATTTTTTGCTCATATAAAAATTATAACTTAATTAAACGAATATATCAAATAAAAAACCCGCTAGGTTTCCCCAGCGGGTTTTATTGTAACTGAATTTATTAAACAATAATACCAGATAGAGCACGAGCATCAATACAGATGCGGCCCTCTTCCAACGAACCGTAGAATCCAGCCTTATCGCTTCTTTGCAAGAATTGATCGTCTGGTTGTACGTTGAATTGGCTTCCGGTTTCAGAGCTTGTAGCAACAGCGCGAATCAAAGCTCCCTTAGTGTTGTCAACACCGACTAGAATTTGGTAGGTCGCAGGATTGAAAGCCTGACCAAGAGTGGCGGTCTCAGAGATGTAAGAATCAAAGAGAATGTTGTATTTCTTAGAAAGACCAAGCTCAATCAACTCAATGATATTTACACCATAGATCTCTTGCATACCAGCATTGCGATAGATCTCTTCTCTCATTCCGTCAGGAAGAGCGATAGCGCTTTCGGTGCTTGTGTCTGATGCACCACCGATAGTTCTAACACCAGCAACAGTGTTCAATGGGTTATAAGCAAAAGCACGAATCCTTTCCTTAATCTCAGGAGAGACGTAAAGATCAGTCAAGCCAGTGCTATATGGATCAGCAGGAGTACCACCAGCCCAAGACTCGTTGATTCTCTTGACGCGAGTCATCAACTTGTTGAGATCGTCTAGCTTGAATTGCCCAGCGGTCCCGGCAGCGATGTAATGCTTGAGAGCAGACCCACCGGAAGGAGTAGTAGAAGCTTCGCCAAGAGCCTTGAGCATGACGGCCCAAGCATTACGCTCTTGTTTAATTAAAACTTCTTGAGACATACGCTCAACCAATTTAGCGATAATGTCCAAGCGAGCTTGGCGAGCATATCTCTTATTGATTGAAACAGCACTATCTAAACGATAAGTAGCAATTTTTATCTCTTGAACAGCAGAAACATCTTGAGCTGAAGGCAAACCACCAGCAAGAGTTTGTGAATAAACGCTAACGAAACCATTATTAAGCTCTTGATAATAAAGATCAAGAGGATAACTTGGCGAGTCATTCTCGTCAAATGGAGCGTCAGTATAAACAGAAGCGGCTGTGCCAGCTTGCAAGATTACTCTTTGAATGACAGGGCCAAGGAAAGCTGCAAAAGCTTCAGAAGCCTCTGCGGCAACCAATCTATTTTTTGAGCCAAGAGCCTTGATTAGCTCGACTTGCTCGGGGGTATTTTTTAATTTAATTCTCATGTTAATCCTTTATATTATAGGGCCAATTTAACGAGGGTTTCGCCGTTTGTATCAGCAGGTCCGAGGAACTTACCGATAGCAACGTTAGCAATTCCGGCAGATCCGGTAGAAGAAGTAATTTGGCCTGTTCCACCAGCGTAAGCGGTTCCGCCAGCAGAAGGAGATCCAAGAACGCCTTGCACCAAGAAAACACCACGGGTAACGACTGGGACAGCTTGTCCAGGAATTACGGCTTGCATCTCAGCAGCCTTGCGGGGGTAATACTTGAGAAGTTCACCATTCTCATCGGCGTCTCTAACGTCGAAAAGTGTCATACCGATTGGAGTTTCGCCAGTAGTACTGACTACAACTTTAGCGGTTACTCCATAACGTTGGGAAACAACGTTAGTGGGCTGCAGCGTTCCGGCTCCTCCGATGAATTCTATTCCACCGCCAAGGTCAACGCCTGAGTCGTAGTTCTTCCATCCGGTAGCGATCTTGACCAAGCTTCCCTTGGTGATGTTAATCGAACCAGCGTTCAAACCAGTTGTGTCGTATGAGAACAGATTTAGTACATCGTGTTCATCATAATCTCTGAAAGGTCTTAATTTGTAAGCCATATTTTATCCTTTATTATAATGTTTTTTGTTTTATCTAACTATGAATCCATCATAGTCAAAAGCTTGTTTATATTTATTGAAGAAAGAGTCTTCTGAAGCTGAAGAAGTCATTGGAATATTAACAACTTGCTTTTCGGCTTTATCAGCGACATCTTCTACAATTTGAGTTACAGAAGCTTTAGACTCCTTAGAGTCTTCCTTCTGCTCCTCTTTCTCTTTGCCGTTCTTCTTTTTGCTCTTCATGAATACTGCCATCTTATTTTTATAAGCAGCAAAAGAATCGTCATCAAGACCAGCGATATCAGAAGCTAGGACTTGTCTAGTTTCGCTGTCTAGTTCGTATTCGCTATCAAAAGCGTTCATTCTCTCGTTGAATTTCTCGTTAGCTAAAATAGCTTTTTTCTCGGACTCGACAGCCTCAAGCGAGGCCTTAAGAGCAGCGATTTCTTTCTGAAGAGAATCTTGGGCGACTGATAAAGTATTATATTTCTCATTAGCGTCTTTCAAAGACTGCTCAACGACGGCTTTTTCAGCGGTATACTTTTCAGAAGCTATTTTAAGCTCTTGTTCAATGAGATCAGAGATTTGAGAAGCTGTTACTTGCTTCAAACTCTCATCAGTAATATCTTTGACGCTTTGAATTTTCATAACTTTATTATCGTTATCTGTATTTACATTTAAATTATCAATACTAGAAATATTTTTTTCTTTAATTTCCATAGAAGCTTCTGATTTTACTGTTGCGATACCTTTTACATCAGCCGCAGGAGTTTCAGTTAAGCCTACTCCCAAAGGAACAACATTACCAATAACTTTTCTATAAACAAATTTTCTTTGATTTACTTTGCCTGACCCACCGAAGGCTCTAAGGTTATTTTTAATAGATTCGATTTCGCTTGCGTCAGAAATAGTAGATCCGTCTTCTATGTTTTTAGATTCTCCATCAATCATCACGACATTATAATCGTTAAAGCCAAGCTCCCAGCTCGCGCTTACTGATTGATATTTATCACTAGTAGCATCGCTAGAGTCTTCAATCTTATTAGCGAGATCAGGGTTAGATATTTTCCAAATTACGCCACCGAGGGTTATATTAAAAGGTTTTTTGAAATCTTTGACTTGGTCTTCTGAGAGCGAAGCGTCTGATCCAAACTCGCTAAAACCAGCAGTTAAAATTACTCCAACAATTTTTTCTCTATTGTGTTCGATATTGATTGGCTTATTAATGAAATCTTTATAAGAAGCTATAGCTGTGTCAGTGTCTATGACATCACCATTTTTATTGACTCTGTTAACTACGGCAGCGTTAAAAGCGACAGGCAATAAATCTATGTTTTTCTCTGTATCAATATCAGGAATAAAATTCCCGACTTGCATTAAAGATGCTAAAGCTAAATACTTGTCCTTCTCTTCTGAAACCAAAGGTCTTAGAACAGAACTAAATGTAGAAGTATATTTAAAATTCATAATTAAATTGTGTACCATTTTACAGAATCAGAATCATCTTCTAAATAAAGCTCATCTGCGTTTTCGAAATCAAAATCTCCGATAGATTCCATGTCAATCATGGATTGAGCCACATCTTGATCCTCTGGCTCCCAAGAGTCTGACACATCTATGAAATTAGCAGAACCTTTTGCGACATCTTGATCTGCTTTCCTGTAAGAGTCCTTGACTTTACCACCGCCCATCATTCTCAAAAACATATTTACTCTTGCCATCGCCCATTGGCCTCGTGTCATGCCTGGCCTATGGCTAGTGCTAAATGCTCCGGCTCCTCTACGATAAACTTTTTTTAATTGAGATAAGCTTACTTTTCTAGAATGCTTGGAATTGTGCTCTTTGACTTTATTTTTTAAACTCTCTACGACTTTAGCTGAAAAATCAATTGCTCCAGAACCCTTTTCTCCAGCAGAGCCCGGCTTGTTTTTAGAAGATCCACTTTTTCTTTCTGATGGCGCGGATGGTGTTTGTGCGGCCCCTTTGCGTCCAGGCCTTTTAGCTTCTATTTCTATTTCAAACCGATCTGCGGTCGACTCTTCGCGCACTATTTCTTTTATAGTATTTTGATCGAGAAAATCAACGCAAAACTCATTTTGATTAATAGCTTTTGTTAAATTTTTATTTTTCATTTCAAAATTCATTTTGCGATATAATAAATATTACACTTTTTCTTGAAAAGCCTGACTTAAATTCAATAAAGCTGCTGAAAAAATGTCAATGTTATGCTCTTCTGCTATCTCCAACAGCTTAACCATTTTCTTTGGATCGTCTTGCTTTTCTCCTTCAGTATAAGCTTTTATAGAATAATCCCAATTAGTTTTTTCTTCATTAATTATAATATTTTTAGCTATTTGTTCTGCTATAGCTTTTTGCTCTTTATTCAAAGATTTTTTCTTGTGCTTGTTCCGGAGAAACTCTTCTACTTTAGCGCAAAGTATTTCGTATTCCTTAAAAGTTTGAGATATTCCTTTCATTGAATAAGAAGCTATAGCTGGAGTCTTTTTCCCTGCTCCAGCAGGAGACACGCTTTTCCTAGATTGAGGAGAACTTGATCCCGTAGGCCTTCCAGTATTCAAAGGCGCAGCTCCAGCCCCTCCCGTTGCGACTGGAGCGTACAACCCCTCTTCTTTGAATGCTTTGAACTTCCTTTGAGACTCTAAAGACTCTTCTGGGTCTGGTAGCCTTCCAGTCTGTATCGCTTCCAGACCTTCCTCCGCAGTCAAAACGCCAAGCTGTACTAGCTGAGCAGAAACCCTGTTCCAAACAGAATCGTCTTGAATGTCTATTTTTTGAAAATGAGGAGTAGGAAAGTTTTTAAAACCTAAATTTTTGCAAAGTCTCTTTACTTCTGGCATCATGAAGTCGTTTAAGAAAGCTTGCCTACCTTGTTCTAGTCTTTGGAAAAAGATATTTGCTTTGATGCTCGAACTCGAAAACTTTTCCTCTCCAACTAAAATATTATTTAAACCCTGCTGGATATCTGTATTTACTATTTCATATTTTTTAGGATCTAGAATGCTAGCGATATCCGGAATAATAAATTGAGCTTTAGTAGTAAAATCAGAAACTAAAACTTTTCCTACCGACTGATTCTGGAAAAGAGTTTGCATCGCTTCGATATTTTTTTGATTAATATTCAAAGCACCGCTTTTTAATTCAGAGCCCATAGTAATCAAAAGAACAGCTTGTTGAGTTGTCCTTGTGAGGGCCATGTCCATTTTTTTCATTTCCTGCTTCCAGTTAATATCTTCCAATACCGGGAAGCCCATAGGAACAGAGAAAGGTTCGTAATCTTGTTTTTTGTAAAAGACGGCAGACACTTGTTCTGTATCTAAAGGAATTGTAATGTAAGCTCCAGCTCCAGAAAAGCTTTTCTTTTGTAAGTTTAGTTTGTTACTTTCGCTTAAGCTTTTCAATACTTCTCTATCTTCATCGGTGGTCGGAGTGCGTAATCTTTGCAGCTCATAATCTGTAAGAATTTTGTAATAATTACCACCAACAAATGAAATATTCCCTCCGTATTGAATATCAGCTGGATTTAAAATCATGTATTTAGATGGCAATTCTAATTTGCTAGCAGCAGAAATAGAGCTCGATCCAAATACCTGAGTTATTTTAGATACGTCTTCAGGGTTTACTTTATAATCAAATCTGTAAATAAAAACATTACCAGATCGATAATACTCTCTAAAGAATTTGTCTATAAAATTATCAATGTTAATTTTTTTGAATAAAGCTTCCAGAAAATCTCTAGCTTTTTTATTGCCTCCAGTAAAATAAATTTTACTACAAGAAAACTCTGTCATGAGGTCAATAACATTTCTAAAAGAAGAAAAATTATAATAAGCTTTTTGGCATAGAATCACAGCATCTCTAACGTTAAGACTACTTTTATTTTGTACGTTATTAGAATACTTAAATGGTACTAGCCCATAATCGATATTGTAAAACCTATCTGTTCTCTCAATGTCGCCAGCAATATTTCTGCGAACCTTGAGGGGAGCATTGTCGGCAGAAGCTGCGTAAGCAGTCATCATTGGTTTGATTTCTTGAATCTTTGGCTTTCTCATGTTATAAAATCATTAAATGTTTTCCACTTCTAAAAATAGTGCCGTTAGGCAGGCCTCCTGTTTGCGTTTGAGTTGGCAGACTTGGCAACAAAACATACCCAGACAACCCGCTAATAATAATAGATGGTCTACTTGAATGTCCCAAAATTAAAGTGTAGTCATCAAATAGCTCTATCATTGGCAACCCATTAGAGTCAGTCACTGCGTACAAAGAAGCGTTGGCTCCTGTTTCGAAATAACTAACAAAAGTACCATTGTCTCCGACTATAGACACGACTCCAGAAGACGCCACAATAGAGATGCTAGTTGGATTAGTAGACCCGCTAATATTTATTGTTTGAGCAGTTATCGGAGATAAAAAAGTTTTTGTGCCGCTGAAATTAAAATTATTTCCGCTAGCTATATTGTTGACATTCGCGGCGCTAGATCCAGTTGCAATTTGATTATTAAGTGATCCAGAAACTGTATCTGTATAAGATTTCAAGAATCCACTCGCTACATCAACCTTGGTGCTAACGGCTCCACTACCAGAAAGGATAGTACTATTCAAGGCTCCGCTTACTGAAACAGTATAGCCGCTAAGAGAGTTTATTTCTCCCAATAAGGAATTTCCAGTATTAGAAAGGCGAATCGAAAGAGCTCCGCTTATGTCATTGGAGAAACCATTTGCAGCGCTTCCAGAGTTTTGAATTTTTGTGTCTAAATCTCCAGAAACACTATTTATAATAGAATTTAGCGTGCCTGTCGCAGAATTTAGTGTCGCTTGATTAACGTATCCAACCGGATTAGAAGACAAGGGATAGTAATTACTATCTCCTACCTCTACGATAAACCCAGAAAACTCTGGCTGATCTATCTGTTTTCTTCTAATTAAATTAGCCATGTTATTATAAGGTTACACTAAAACATTACTGGAGTAAATGTAAATGTATTAATTTCTACACTTTGTTTCATTATTTCGTTATAGTTTTTTACCCCCCAATTCGCCAACATAAACGCAGAATAATTGTCTTTTCTTGCTCTTGTCGTCGAAGATCCTCTTTTCAAATGCTGCGGCAGATCAAAATTCTGCATTCCTCTAGAGGTCGTTGTATATTCTACTAAAGCACATTGTTTTTTAGTTTGATAAATGTAATCGTCTTGATTTTCTATAAAATCTAAACTAGTCCAATCAGCTTTATCTCCTGTAAATATTAAATCTTTAGGGAGATCAATGCCGATTGTATTGTCAAAAAATTTATCATTAGAACAAACTCTAGAAGCAAAAAGTACTTTTTTGTAATCTATGCAAGCTTGCAAATATTCATTACCTTTTCTTATAAAGTTAGACGTAAAGACTTGATTAAAAACTATCCTATGATCAGATAAATTGTATTGGGATTTAGCGTTTCTTAATTCCATTTCATGATCTTGACCTTCTGCTTCTGAATTAAAATTAATAGTTTTTATATTTATTTTTGCAGCTTTAAATACTTCTGATTGATTACATGTATCAATAAATATATCTGCTCCAGCATTATCGCATACTATCATAACGACATTAAAATAAGTCATGATGTAAGAAAAATATTTGACATGATTATTTAAATTACCAAGACCAGCATAAGTATGCACAAGGATTCCAATTCCAGTATCTTCGTCTAGCTCCATTACTGCTATAGCAAAATAGTCAGCATTTGGGCTGTCGCTCATATTAGGGTCTATGCCAACGATATACTTCTTGCCAGGAGTTCCTTTTATTAAAGTATGAGGGTACTCGTCTTTGAGAGTGCATAGTTCCATTTTTTTTGCGCTGAAATAACTATCTGAGCCGTCAGTAAATTGAGCGCAATACTCTCTAAGGAAGGAGGAGTGAGACGATCCTCCGCCTTGAGCTTCTTCGATAATTGTTTTATCTATCATCTCTTCTGGTAGAGCCTCATACCCTAACTGAGAAACAAAATAGCTAGATTCTTCTTTCTCTGGAGAAGTAATTTTTGTTATCCACTCTTGGTAGGTTTTGTAAAGATTTTCAAAAGTATAACTAGCGGAAGATAAAGCTATCATCTTCGAGTTATTTACAAAAGTCATTCTATCTTCTTCTTTTATTTTGCCTTCTTTGATTAGCAAGTCTTCCATTTCGCGCACGTCAATACGTCTTTTCATGTCTTGAGGCGCGACAAGGAATGGCATTAATACATTTTTAATAATTTCTTCTGGGAGAAGCAAAAACTCGTCAAGCACAAGGATGTTAGCTCGAAAACCGCGAATCTTTTCGCCGCTTAGAGGGATAGCCCTGATCGACCCGCCGTTAATATCCCATTCGTACAAATCATTTCTTTTACTTTTGGCGCCAAAAGCCTGCATCAATAATTCTGCGCCTTTACTTTCGGACATTTTTTCTATATTATTAAAGATGGCTCTCGCTGTACGAAAAGTAGGTCCAGCTATTAAAATTTTTGTATTAGGTTCAAAGACGCACTGCAATACGCAATAAACACTTGCTATAAAAGATTTTGAGCAACCACGTCCCCAGACGCACATGTTAAAATTTCTATTAAACATTCCTTTCAAAGTAATTTCTTGATAAGGTGCTAGTTTAATACCTGTTAGCAAATAAGTAGTAAAATATAAATTTTGGCGTAAGAATTTACAAAGAGTTATCTTAGCTTCCTTGTCTTCCAACTCTCCCTGAAGCTGTTTAAAAATCTCATTATAGTTTTCTGTTTTCTTTTTATATTTTGTTGTCTCGTGCCACATATTACAACATGTTTAAATCGTACATTAATTGCAAATCATATTTTTTATACTCTCCGCTGCTAAAAAATATTTTTTTCATTACTCTTACAGATTCTTCTCTGCCATCTACAAATAAGAATTGCACATTATTATATTTCTGAATCAATTCTCTGACATTGAAGAAAACAAACTCTGGAGTGACTTTGATTTTTTTGGAAACGTAATTGAGATACTGAAAGCTTAAACACTCTTGAAGCGGGCGTTCTATCAACACAATTAGATTAGCTTCTGCTGCTATTGATCTTTCTATTTCGCGGCAAAATCTTTCGTATCCACCACTCATTGTGCCAATAAAATCAGAGATAGATTTTCTTTCGATATAGCATTTGTTTTCTGGATCATTAATGGCGTAGTCTCCAAACTTTAAGCCTTTAACTTCTGTCGGATAGTCAATAACAAGAGGCATCTGCTCTCTAGTATCAATAAATATCTTGAAGCCTTGTTTTATTTCTGATTCAAGCTCTCCTTTTGGGTATTGGTATTTGTTTCTAAAACCAATTTCGCTACAAAGACTATAATAATCAGAGAAAAGACTGTGATAATAAGGAATTGGAGGGCTAGTAATAGAGCGAAGCTCTACTTCCGTAGGAGTATAAGTTAAGTTGTGCTTTTCTTTTCTTTGCGAGAGAAATTTTTTTAAATATTCTTTTTGAACGGCTGAATCTTGTAGCTTTAGCCATTTTTTCATGGAGACTTTATTATTAAAATCATTAGAGAAATAATAATCTTTATTTTTAAAGTTTATTAATTCTCCAGAACATAAATCGTACCTAGGCTCATAAGTCTGGTAATATTCTACCATTCTTAATTGGTGAGACTTAAGATGTCCATGAAAAGACTTCTCCGTTTCAAATTCTAAATTACAAATTTTACATTTAACCATCTAGAACCTCCTCTTCTGTTAAACCAAAGATTCTAGCTTTCACGTCGTCCATGGAAGATAAACGACCAATTTCAGTTTTTAAGACTTCTCGTCTCATATCTGCCATTTTTATCATTTCTTTTCTAGAGTCTTCGTCTTTCCACATTTGAACAAGATTAAGGATAGATGCGTTTTCTTTAACAAGATTAGAAAGCCTTTCACTTCTCTTGATTTTTAGATCATTAAGAAGTTTTTGCTGACGAGTAACGCACTGATTGTATTCTGTCCGAGCAGAAGTTACCGCTTCTATTAATGGCATTGGGATCCTGTTGCCAGAAGACATTTCCATGTCAATTTGCTCTTGAAGGGTTTGTATTGTTCGTTGAATGTTTGCGGAAATTACAACTTCTGTTGCTAGAATAATGTATTGATCAACTTCTTCTTGAGTTAAATCCCCTTTGTCGTAAGAGTATCTTATAAAACTGCTTTCGAATAGCTCTCTATCTTGTTGCGTTAAATAGGTGCTGATTTGATGAAGAAATCTAAAAGTATGCAGATAAGATATAAGAGAAGTTAAATCTTTTTTTTGTTTAAACGTCAGCTTATCTTTGTCTAGTCCGTTGAGAACAAACCTATTAACTCTTACTAAGGCTCTTTCTAAATTTTTGGGTGGTTTGTATTCGCCTTGCTCGTCTTCCCTATCTGATGTGTTTGATTGAATTTGCTTAGGAAGAGTGTCTAAATATTCTTGGATGCTACGAGCTTCAATAGAAAGATTAGTTAAACTATAATTATTAAAAAGATCTCTTGCCAAGTCTACAGCTGTCATAGAAGAGGCGTTATTAGCGATAAAATCTTTTTGGTCTTGAGTGAAATCAATTCTATTTTTTGGAGTGTATTCGCTCTTAGTTTTTATTTTTATTTCTCTTGAAGCTATAAAATTTTTTACAGCTTTGCCATACTTACTACGCCCATCTATATCCGGGACATCTGGGAAAATAATTTGAGTTAACTCTTGCAAGCTAGGCGGGTTGTCTTTCCGGCTGTTCCAAGTACTAATTATTAAATCTTTTTGTTCTTGAGAGAGGTTTATTTCATTCATAGGTCTATTTCTCCATTAAGTAAACATTGTTTAGCTTTTTTAATTATATTCTTTTGGATATTCCTAAGCTGTTTATTGTAAGTAGTCTTAGCTTTCTTGTCGTACTTAAAATTTAAATTTTTGCAGATATGTTCTTCTGTTTTATTCTGGATGTATAGTAAGTCATAGACCTTCCATTCTATTGGCTTAAGAATTTTTTTCATTTTTTCATGAAGACTGACCGAAGCTTTCGCGATGTCGCACTGCTCTATTGATTGATTATTTATTTCACGAGAATGGTCTTCTATGGATAATGTCATTTTTAAATCGTAAGCATTCTTTTTAGTTTTTATCCAATTATCGTATAGTGGACAAGATTTTTCTTGCTTACCGTAAATTTTGCATTCATTTTCGCCTATGGAAGCTGCGCACTTTAAGCAAGGACGAGTATAATTTCCGTAGTTATTCCTAATTAAATTCTTTATTTGATTGGAGATGATTCTGTTTATCCAAGGGAGCAAAGGCTTCTTTTCGTCATAGAGACTCCATTTTTTATATATATGAGAAATTATGATTTGCGAAACGTCTTCGAAACCCATCCAGTTAATAGCAGTAAGTGTCCATTTATTTTTCCGCTTTGCTATTTCTAAATTGATTAATTCAATGTAATTTTCGAATTTTAATTTATTCTTCTTCATTCATTGATTGTCGAGCTGGGTAATGACCTGCTTCTCGTTTAAAATCTTCCATAGCCTGTTCTTTGTTTATCTTTTGACTACTGAAGGTTGTCGTCTCCGTAGCTTGACCATTGTGAGTACCTATCAAGTTGTTAAGTCTTATTCCTTTAGCAGAGTTTACGTTTATCTCAAAATCTAATTTATCAAGATGCGGTACTTTTTCTACTGAAATTTCTTCTTCTGATTCATTATGTGTAATTTTAATAACAGGCTTAGCTGTTTTCGGAATGAAAGAAGAAGCAATAACAAAACTAGAACCGCAGCCAGAACAAAACTTTGGTTTATCAAAGGAATATTCAGTTGCATTACCACATTTTTGACAGTAGATCTTCATATTAATAATTATACACAATATGCCTAAAAAAACTACTAAAAGTTTCAAATTTAAAACCGATAAAGGCATAGAATATTCTGTAAGTAAAATAAAAATCCCAGCTAGGGACAAGGCTGAAGGATTGTGTGACTCTCCTGGGAACGAGCAACCTCAAATATTTATAGAAGTCTCTCTCTTGCCGCGAAGAGAGATGTCTGTTACTATTGAAGAGTTTGCTCATGCTTTCTTTTGGGATAAATCAGAGAAGAATGTTCGTAAGTTCGCGGCAACTTTAACAAAATATTTATACGCGAACGGTTGGAGAAAGAACTTTTAGTTTCTTCACTATGAATTTTACTAGATCGCTTCGTTTAATATCGTCTTCAGTAAAGTGGAAAGAATAAATTCCCTTTTCTTTGCTCTCCTCGTCGCCAAAGATTGTTTGCAACTTTTCAAAGCCGCCAGACTTGCCATTTCCCAAGTCTGATTGGTCAGGATCAGCGAGAATAAAACACTTACTAAACTCTCCGACTCTTGTCATAAGGGTCACTATTTCTTTTTGAGTGCAATTCTGCGCTTCATCAAGAATAATAGCCTTGCAGTTCCAGCTCATACCGCGTACGAATGACAACGGATGACTCTGAAGGCGGCCTTGATTATTTAATGCTTCAATATATTGCTTAGATAAAAGCTCTTCTAGTTTGTCTGCGAATGGCAAGTTATAATACTTTAGTTTTTCATCTGCATCTCCGGGCAAGAAACCAATTTTGCTATCGCTGCTCTCTACTGGAGACCTAATATACATAATGTCGCTAACTCTCTTATCTTTAATCAATTGGAGCGCGCAATAAATACTTAATAATGTCTTAGACGACCCGGCGGGGCCGCTAATAAACATCATCTTTATATCTTTATTCAGGGCAATATCAATAAAGGCTTTTTGTTTGTCTGTCCAATTGAGTTCTCTGATCTTTATTTCTTCTTTAAATTTGTCTCTTTGAAGAATCTTTGGGGACTTATCTTGTTTTGACATTAAAGCTATTATATAAGAAAAACAAAAAACCCCTAAGTTTTTACACCTAGGGGTTTATTTAAGTTATTTATATTAGATTAGAAGGTCCAGCGCAAACCACCAGCACCCACTACCTCGCCATCCAACTCCTTGCGAGCGAAGTTAAATGCAGAGACATCAAAGTCATTCTTGATATAAGTAACTTCAGCAAAGGCTGTTAGATGCTCAAAGAATGTGCGGCTTACCCCAAGCTTAGCAATAGCACTAGCAGAGTCGCTGAGCTTAACGTACTCCAAAGCAGGAGTAGCAGTAAACCAACCAAACACGCTGGTTGGGCGCTCAATGCCGACGCCATATCCATATTGCTCTAGATTAATGTCGTATACTGCCTTGGCATAGGGAGTAAAGAAATCGTTCTGAAGAGCAACCTTTATGTTTGCTTCTGTGGAGTTTGGAATATTCGGGTCGCCAGCTTGGTGACGGATTACTGAGCCATCTGTGCGCAACGTTACGCCCTCAAAGAGTTGAAAACCCTTTCCTACATTGAAAGCCCAGTGGCTTTCATCGAGATTCTCGCTAACTGGGAGAATCGTTCCAGACACTCCTACATCAACCCCATAGTATGTTGAACCTAGGCCAACTCCTGCAAAAGGAGTAGCCTTGGTACGAGACAAGCCGTTCACGAGGTACGTTGAGGTGTACCCGGCCTCAAAAGAGGCGCGAACCGGGGCATTTTGGGCAAAGGCCGCTGTAGTTAGTGTTGCAATTAATAGTGCAATTTTGAATAGTGTATTCATAGCTCTTCTATTTTTACACTTTTTTTTGTTTTGTCAAGTTTTTTTTGCGGCGAGGGCGCCTCCTCTTCATTTGCTTAGAAGATTGTATATTAAAAGACCCCTAAGAAAGAAAAGGCTTGGGGATTTTTTTTATCTTTATTTTTGTTATTGTTATTTAAAGAGATTAAAGAAATTAAAAAAGGGGGGTGTGTGTTTGTTTTTTTATTATGTAACTTAAAAGACCTATAGAAAAGAATAGCCGCCCCGAATTTTTTTATTTGGTTTATTAGAAGAATAAAATTGAAGAGGGGAGAATGAAAAAAGGGCCCCCCCGCGCGCCCCCAAACGGCGGGAATTGTACCATTTCAAAAAGGGGGTGTCAAGCACAAAAATAAAAAAAAGTTTTAGACCAGGGCAGCGACTTGGCACGGTTCTTGAATCGCGCAAAATTGCCGAACTTGGCACGCAAAATGAGTAGGTAACTTGGCACGGTTCCTGTCGGGCAGGTTCTATGCCAAGGCATCGAATTCGGCCACCGCAGACACTTTTCTTGAAGAAAAGTTCACTTTTCGGGAACTTGGCACGGTTTAAACGCCCAATAGGCGCATTCTGATTGGTTTTTTTTTCCGGTGCCACGTTAACGATAAACATTGGGGTTTTGCTGTGTTTTCGGTGTTTTGTAACGGGGGGGGAATACCCTGACAGCGGACAGGCGTTTCGCGAGGCTTAAAACGGATTTAAAAGCGTTTTGTTTTAGGGGTAAAACATGAGCCGTTTTGGCGCACTTGAGACCAGGGAAGTTTTAGGGGTAAAACACCGGGCAGGCGGGGGCAGGCAAGCGGGGGCAGGGGCAGGCGGGG